AAATGTCGGCACGGTAACACCAACCGGGGAGGCTAGTCCTCCCCACCTAACATCAGGAACCAACATGAAACCTACCCCTTTTCAGCGAGTAGCTGAGATGAATACTGCCTTCGGCAATCCCAAAGGCAACATCCAAGGCATCGACTGGACACGCCTTGAAAAGCAGTGCAGGAACATCCTGGATGAATACTGTGAATTGATGGATGCCATTGTTGCCAAGAGCGTCAATGACACCCGTGATGCACTGTGTGATATCCAGGTCTTTGCCAATGGCGCCCAGCATCTGATGGGAGTCGATGGCGATGCTGACATGCATGCCGTAGTCGATGGCGTGATGACTCGTTTCGTCAAGGATGAAGGTGACCTCCAGGCAACCATGGCACTCCATGCAGCCAAAGGCGTGACCGAGGTTTACTTCGAGGGAGTCTTTCCCAAGATGATCATGAAGTCTGCAGTGGATCAGCCCGATGCTCCGATGGGCAAATTCCTGAAGAGTGCCAGCTACAGCAATACGGTATTTCCGCCTGTAGATTAAAGCTGAACCAGGTGCTCTCCGAGCACTTGGCCGATCATCAATAAGCGATGGCTTTGCTGTCGCTTTCTTTTTCAGGAGTAGCAATGTCCGACAATATCAATGACCACCTGGTATTGCTCTGTGGTAAATCTGCCACAGGCAAATCAGCTTCACTGATGAACATCGAGAAGCCGGAAGGCGTGATGTATCTCAACTGTGAAGCAGGCAAACGACTGCCCTTCAAGGCCAAGTTCAAGCAGTTCACCATCACTGATCCTCTGCAAGTCTTCGAAGCATTCGAAGCTGCCGAGACAATGCCCGACATTCATACCATCGTGGTGGATAGTCTCACCTATCTGCTCGACATGTATGAGTCGGTGTACGTGCTAAATGCAGCCAACACTATGAAGGCTTGGGGAGATTTCTCCCAGTACTTCAAGACACTGATGCAACAGTACGTTGCTAAGTCAACCAAAAGCGTGATCTTCACTGCTCATACTCTCGACACTCTCAATGAGTCGGAGATGATCATGGAAACCAAGGTACCAGTCAAAGGTGCGCTGAAGAACAACGGATTGGAGAGTTACTTCTCCGTAGTTCTGGCATCTAAGAAGGTACCACTCAAGACTCTCAAGGATTACAAGTCAGATCTTCTGACTGTCACTCCTGAGGAGGAAGCACTGGGCTTCAAGTACGTATTCCAGTGCAAGCTCACAAAAGACACAGTTAATGAACGTCTGCGTGGGCCTTTAGGGTTGTTCGATACCAAAGAGACTTTCATCGACAACAACATGCAACTTGTCATCAACAGACTGCGGGAATACTACAGTTGAACCGCGTGCAGTAATCCAGTAACATACTCAACCCCGCAACACTAAACCAAAAGGAACTTACATGTCTTTGCTCAAAACCCTCGCAACCGATGACACCATCGCCCAGGAACGTGACTCAGTTGGTGGCAATGGCCCCCTGGACTCCGGCCTCTATCCCATGACCATCGCCATGGCCCACATCAAGAAAGCTGACAGTGGTGCACTTGGCTTGGTTCTGTCCCTCAAGACGGAAGACAACAAGGAAGTCCGTCAGACCATGTGGATGACTGCCGGTGCCGCCAAAGGTGGCAAGAACTACTACGAGAAGGACGGCGAGAAGCACTATCTCCCCGGCTTCCTGCAGGCCAATGCCATCGCTCTGCTGTCCTGCGGCAAGGAGATCTCTGATCTGGACACGGAAGAGAAAGTCATCAAGCTTTACTCCTTCGATGCCAAAGCAGAAGTCCCCACCAAGGTCGATGCCATCGTTGACCTGATCGGCAAACAGATCATCGTTGGCCTGATCAAGCAGACCGTGGACAAGACCGCCAAGGACGGCAACGGCGTCTACCAGCCCACTGGTGACACCCGTGAAGAGAACGAGATCGACAAGATCTTCCGTGCCTCTGACCGTATGACCACTGCCGAGATCCGTGCTCAGGCAACTGAAGCCACCTTCATCGACACCTGGGCCAACAAGTGGACAGGCAAGACGAAGAACAAGGCCAAAGGCGCCAGCGGTACGGCAGGTGCACCGGGTGCCAAGCCTGCAGCAGCAAGCACCAAGCCGACCACCAGCCTGTTCGGTTAACCATCCAACGGGGCATGCCACCCTCGATTTGTGGCCGACAGCCGGGAAAGACCGGCAATCCTACAACCCATAAGCAGACCATGAAAAACATGAATGAGCTATCCCCGCATCAACAGCGTGTCCTGAGTGAAAAGCTCGAGCTTGACGAGAAGATCGCCAAGCTGGAGGCCTTCTTCCCAACTGCAATATTCCGTGGCTTGCCAGGGGATGAGCAGTTTGTGCTGTTCCGTCAGATCGAAGCCATGCGTTTCTACGCTGAGATCCTGGAAGAGCGCATCGCTGGATTCTTCCGTATGGATTACGAGGAGGTTCGTCAAGAAGAGCAGAAGATCTCTGTTCCTCCAGGTGCACCCAGGGTGACAGAGGAAGCTCTCAAGGCCAACATCGTAGCTATCGAAGTGCTGAAGCACACCACTCTGAGTGGTCAAATTCTGCGCTGGGCGATCTTGAATACCAAGAGCGGCTTTTCTGTCACAGGCAGACCGTCTGCTGCAATCTCCCCTGCAAATGACGATCCCAAACTGGGGGAGGAAATTGCTATCCGCAATGCCGAACAGGAGTTGTGGGTTCTGATGGGCTATGCCCTGAAAGAACAACTGGCAGCATGATCATCCGGGTATGCGGGCAAGACCCCAGCTTAAGAAACTGGGGAATCGCACTAGGCTCCTATGACACCACTACTCGATTACTAACGATGGATCGAGTCTCCGTTATCCAGCCTGACTTACCTACTGGCAAACAGGTAAGACAGAACAGCCTAGATCTGGAGTCTGCCAAGCAGTTAAGCAAGGGTGCCCTGGCCGCTGTAGAAGGCGTACAGGCAGTTTTCGTAGAAGTTCCGGTAGGTAGTCAGTCTGCCCGTGCAATGGCCTCCTACGGCATCTGTGTAGGCATCCTGGGCACATTGAGAGCCACCGGTGTTCCATTCTTCGAGGTCACTCCCACCGAAGTCAAGCTTGCAGCTGTCGGTAACAAGACAGCTACCAAGCAAGACATGATCAAGTGGGCAATGATCAAGCACCCAGAAGCCAATTGGCCGTTGTATAAGCAGAAAGGAGAGACTATGGTTAGTGAAGCGAAAGCTGAACACATGGCTGACGCTACTGCTGCAATCTATGCAGGTATGTCCTGCAGTTCATTCCAACAAATCCTACCGTTCATCGGTAAATAACTTCGAGGTACATCATGCGTATTCAATTGAAGCAACACGAGATTGAAGCTGCCATTGCTGGTTACATCGCCAGCCAGGGCATCTCAGTCGTCAACAAGTCCGTGACCATGGACTTCACCTCGGGCCGCAAGAACAATGGCCTGTCGGTGGAAGTCGTGATCGAGGATTCTGCTGACAAGGCAGTGATCCCGTCTGGCCCGATCAACCGTGACTGCCCTCCGGCAGAAGCGGCACCGGAGCAAGAGGCAGCGAACGTGGAAACCACTGAGGAATCGGCTACTCCGACTCCTCCGGCATCCAGTCTGTTCGGTTAAGTAGTGATGATGAAGTGGCTCAAGGGGATCGCATACACCATAGCAGCCATTCTCGTCGTCTTGGTGATGGCATCCGGTGGGCTAGTATTCCTAGTCATCGGAGCCATCATCGGCCTAGCTGTCCTTGGCTCAATGTTCTTTGGAATGTTGGGCTACCTGATCAAGGACTTGTGGGACTACTCCAGAAACAGGTAACATCCTGACCCTCGCAAGAGGGTCAACACAGCTAGTGATTGCTGTTGGCAATGTCGAAATCACCCGTAGGCATACGGGTAGAAAGAGCAAATCATGCGGGGTTGGCCTGCGCTCAAGTAGACACCAAGCAACGTACCTCTATCCTGAGCTAGACAGGTGAAATGTCGGGAATAAATGAGGCCCGAAAGCAGTCATTAGCTGTGTTGAAATTCTCTCGCTGGGCTGACAGCCTACTGTCGTAAACACGAGATTCTGTACTGAGTCAGCTTAGGTACAGCGGGAACCATCACCCGTAATGAGGCCCAAGACGTTAAGGGCGAGACTGATGGTTGACTCGATGATGCGGTGCAAGCTTCTACATCGATGGCGTGACACCCTGGAGAGACAGGGACTAGATTCCCGATTAGCTCAGTTGGTAGAGCA